TCAGTAATATACTGAAGCACTCCTGAGAGTGTATTGGTAGGCATTCGGCGCACACGGGATTGAATCCCGTATGTCCGATACTCGTACCTTTGGTACTTTTGATTATACCTCTTTCGGAGGTGGTCATCATTAGCACCTGAGTACGAGACCAAACCAATACTCCCACAGCCGATCCCAATCACCGGTAGGTTCGAAATGACCCACCTGGGGATTATCGATTCAACAGCCTTTGCGGCATTCCATAGACCTGCTTGAAACAGGTTGTTGGAGTAGTCGATTAAGGACTGTCTCGACTGGGGTCCGGTTGCTTCTAGCTTAGTTGTCTTTATTGGAGTTACATTAACTCCTTTAAAGCAATCCATGCCGCAGGATTCCCGAAAGTGGCCTCGGACAAAACTTTTTCCGAGGTTCACCTTGAGGCCCAAAGCATGGAGCAACTCGACTAGAACAACGTATCCGTGCTTGGGGATAATGATATCATCCCCAAAGACGCGGACCTTGTGACGAAACCGGGCGATAGATTTGCAAAATCTATCGTTGCAAATGAAGTCTTCCGGATCATCTGCCTCAAAACCGCAAGCGGTTAGAGCGATGATCAAGAAGATGATCGATTGCACCGGAAACGTTACCGCTGTCCCTTGACTGGCGAACTTCTTCGCAACGAAGTAATTCGGCGGTACTGTTTTATCAACAGCATCGCATACCCAGCGGGTACGAGTGGAGTGAAGAGCCTTAAGTAAGGATTGATTCTTACGAAATGCCCTTTCCACAACGTAGCAAGTAAGCCTATCGCTAGCGGAAGATAAATCAACCGTTGCCATAGACTTATCGAGGGAAGCCTTGGAAACAAGCGCCTGAGAAAGCTCTTGGTTTCGAAAGGAAATAAAATTATTTCCAAACAATCCCAATAGTCTTTCTTCTAAAAACCGCTTAATAAACTGCTGGCACCATTGGTGACCAGTAGGTTCAGCGGCAATTAGTCTAGGCCCCTTTGCTGTCTTTGGGACAGCTAGGAGTCTAGAAGGTGCTTCGTGAGCCGAAGGTCGGTGTAGGAGAGGCGACTCGAGATCCATTGGATCAAGAAATTCGCTTCCTCGTCCCCCGTAATGGGAGACGGCCATGATTTGAGAATCATGGCATACCAACTTATCAGCACAAGCTTCTCCTTGCGAGCTAGCCTGTTCAGGCTCTGTCCGCACATACGAGAATGTCGATTGACAATCTTCGAGGCTTTGCTTCTCAGCATTGCTTCGATATGTGTGTCCATATCGCTCAAAAGGGAAGACTTTTCCGAGCTTATCGGACCATGTAGGGAAGTCATATTTGTACTCCTTGCTAGTTAGATCCGATACAGCACCAGGCCCATGCCTGAAGCCTATTCCATCGGACCATTCATTGATTGAGGCCAAGAAGGCCTCAATTTCGAATTTACCGATGGCTTGGGAGAAAGCATCAAAGTTTCTTTGAAGCTTTCTGAAGATGGCTCCACTAAGAGTGGGCGAACCGGCTGGAGAACTGGACGACGTCCAGAGCTCAAGCTGCTCACCCCCTCCGCAAGTAGCATGATGGTCGCAAAGATCATCAAAACTACAAGCGTCGTGAGAGCCCAGGTCATCATTACCCCAACTGAACGTTGGGGTTCTGGCGAACTGTTCGACATTGTAATATTCCTTAAGTACGGCTTTTGTCCGTGCAGGGGAACATACAACTTCTACCTTCTTTCCAAGACAGCAAAGCTGTCGTAAAAAGAAAATAACGGTAGGGTCGGCATCTTCCTTTAGGTTGCCTACACTGTCAAAGATCCGTAACCATAGTCCCCGGAATAATCTGGGCACATGGACAGTAGGTGAAGCTCTTTTGCTTAGAGCACCACTAACTGTAAGACGGCCGCTTTCAAGAGCATCGAGAAGATGTCCATCGAGAGCCGGGAGGTCTAGAGTGAAAACACCTAGACCTCTCTCTTTGACTAAAAGGGTGAGTCGCTCGAAATCTCGAACAACGTCCCTTTTATCGTGAGGATACGCCAGGGAATAATCCGTAAGGACTCCCCTTGCAACCTCAAGCAAACCATTAACTTGGCTTTTCATATCAGAGTCCTTTCGGATGATGATATTCCAAGCCACTGCACATTCAACTAGCCAACGAGAGTCTTACGAC